AGATTTGAAACCGAAGGAATCCGCGTATTTGCGGATGAAGCTCGCACTCAGTTCCGCAATGTCATAGAAATCTTCGACGAAATGTCGGCAAAGTGGCCCACAATGTCACCCGAAGCGCAGGATATATTCGCAGAACAGGCAGAGCAGGCGGGCTTGTATTCTGAGGAAATGGCAGAAGTCATTGGTCTGCAAAAAGAATGGACTGGCATTCAGCAGCGCGATCTATCACAAGCCGCCGCTGGTATCTATCGGCGTAACTACCTGCTTGCTCTCTTGCAAAACTGGGCCAAAGTTGACGAAGTCATTATCGGCTTAGAGGATTCTCTCGGCTATTCAATGCGTGAAAACGAGCGGACTATGGCGACCCTGGAAAAACAGATTCAATCACTGAAAGCCGCCGCAGAGCAGTTCGCGGTCGCTATTGGCGATGCTGGCCTGTTAGACCAGATGAAGGGGCTAGTGGAAGGCACAACTGATGTCATTAAATGGTTCAACGATTTAGACGATACCGCTAAAACACTTATCATCACTTTTACAGAAGTAGCTATTGCCATAAAGCTGGTTACTGCTTTAATGGGCGCGATGGGGCTTGCAGGTACAGGGGGGCTAGCAGGTAGACTGCTTAAAGGTTGGGTTAAGCCAGCAGCAGAAGCAAGTAAGGCTACGCTTGCCTTAAGGACCGCTACTTCTGCTACAACTACTGCTTTAAGAAATTTAGGCACTGGCGCGGTAGCCGCTTTCGGTGGTCCGTGGGTACTAGGAATAACTGCCGCCGCCGCCGCTGTCTATACCCTTTGCAAAGAGGTCAAGAACGCCAATGCTACGATGATAGAGCATGGAGTATTAGCAGAAAACATGGTTGGCGATTATGATTCTCTAGTTAACAAGCTAAGCCAATTAGAAAAAGGTACAGACGAATATAACAAGACGGCAGAAGAATTGCGCGTGACAAAAGGGCAGATAGCAAATGCCTTGCCAGAAGTTATAGATGGCTGGGACAAGGAGACTGACTCCGTTAAAATCAATCGCGAAGAAATGGACAAACTGATAACCACAAGCAAGGACTTAAGGGAATCGCAAGAAGATTTAACGGAATCGCTTGAAAGCTCAATAAGATTAATGCAGGAAGAAGTAGCAGAACACGCCAAGAAAGCCCAGGAATGGGAAAACGAAAAGAATGTATTACAAGACTTAGTGGAACGCAGAGACAAGTTAACCGAAGCCCTTTCGCGGCAAAAAGAGGGTTCCGAAGAAGCCAAAAAGACCGAAGAAGCATTAGGGGAAACTGAAAGACTTATTGCCGATATAGCAGAAGAAGCAGGGTTAAAACGTAATGCTACAGTAGACGACGTAATCGCAAAACTTAACGAACTAAAAATTGCTGAAAACCAAGCTGTTATAAATACTCAAACAACAGAACTGAACAAGGTTAAGGCAGTTAAGGAAGCTTCTTTGGCTAGACTAGCAATAATACAACAGGAAATAGCCGCTTATAATGACCCTATGTCATGGGGTTTTACGCAAGCTGCTGGAAATTTTCTGAAAGACATTAACCCATTAAATCGGTATAACAAGGACCCTAAGCATCTAAATTTGGACAATCTGAAAAAGGAAAGAGCAGAGTCCGTTAAAGCCGCACAAGAAGCTAAGACGCAAATAGATTCAATCGAAAAAGCCATAAAAGAATCTCAAAGAAATATAGCGGCAATAAATGCTGATATTACGACTGGCGGCGGTTCACCCGCTGACTCCGGTGCAGCCGCTAAGGGTGCTGGCAAGGAAATCGACTATCTCGCTGAAGCCATCCAACGGTTGACTGATGCGGCAAAGCAGTATGAGTTAGTTAACATGGACTTGGAATCAGTCTTAGATGCCGTTAATCGCAGGTTAGGTGTCTCTAACGCAGAGTACGACTACCTTAACGGCAAAGTTGAAGCAGGCACAGCTACTGCTCAGGACTATGCCCGTATGCAGGAACTCCTTGCCAGGAAAACTGCTTTGCTTAAAAACGAGCAGGTGCAGTTAGCAAATGCCAATAGAGCATACCAAGTACAGATTGACTCATTAACCCCTATCTTGGCAAAAGCTACAGAAGAGTATGACCGATTTAAGGCTGCTGGTGACGAAAAGCATACCAAAGATGCTGCAAGTGCTGTATCGGCTCTTAAAAGCGAAATAGACAGCCTTTCCGGTGCAATAGCAAGTAACACTCAGCAGTTATGGGAGAATCAAGGCGCATTAGACCAGTTGGCTACTTCGGCTTACACTGCATACTATCAGCAGACTATGGCATGGATGAGTCACATGGACGCTATCGGTAAGATGAATAGCGAACTACAGTCTCAAGTCCTAGCCGGGTTTGACGTGCAGAAATTGACGTTGCAGGATATGCAAGATCTCGAGAAAAGGCAGTTTAATGACCGCCTAGATAGGCTGAAAACTGAGCGTGACCGTATCAAAGATGCTTACGATGCTCGAATGAAACAGTATGAAGCTGAGATTGAAGCCAATGACCGACTGATTGAGCGCAAGGAAAAACAAACCGAGTCCGCTGTTGATGGCATTGAAGAACAGATTAAGGCTATCCAGCGTTTGATGGATTTGCTAGATGATGATGCTGAAAGCGAGGACCGGGAAGAGGCAGAACGCAAGCATAACAAAAAGCTGGCTGAGTTAGCGGAAGAACGGCTTTATCATGAGCTTAGGACTGGCTTAGAGCATCAGGATAGAATTAAAGAAATTGATGATGAAACGGCAGAAGAAAAACGCAGATGGCAGTTACAGCAGAACGATTGGGCGAGGAAAGACCAGAAGGACGCTTATCAAGACCAGATTAACGCCTTGAAGGAAAAGCAAAAAGCTATTGAAAAATCTGCTAGGGAGGAAGTCAATCAGCTTAAGAAGCAGAATGACCGCAAGAAGCAGGAGATGCAGAAGTTTTATAACGAGCTTAACAGCATCTTGAATGATAGCAACCTTCGCATGATGGCCGCATCCCAAGAAAGAGGCGAGGAGTTCATTCGCAGAATGGGCGAAATTGCTGAACGAGCAACACAAGCCTTTAATGACAAGTACAGACCTGACAGCGTCATTAGCGGTGCTCGTGATTTAGTTGACGATGCACGGTCAGGCTATACACCCGGTAGTGGCGGTAGCTCAAAACGTCCCTCTGAAAGCGATTATACTGGCGGCTCAGGCGGCAAAAAACTCAAATCCATTGTAGGACCTGAAAGCTATGTTAACAAAAATGGTCGCACCTATATGTGGTCGCAAAACTTAGCCGGACTGCTAGGCTATTCTGCTACTTGGAATCAGTCTGACGGTACGGTTACCATAGGCGGCAAAAAGTTTACTCCTGCTTGGAATGACAACGGCAGAACCTTTTTAGGTATTCGTGAAGTAGCTGAACGATTGGGTTTCAGTACAACCTATGATAACTCTAGCCGCGAGGTGTCAATCTGGGACAAGGCTCATACTGGCGCAAAGGTTAAGACGACTGGCATAGCTGAACTGATGCACGATGAGCGGGTACTGTCTCCTGGCCTGACCGTTAGCTTTGAGAAGCTGGCCGCTGTATTATCACGTCCTGCTGCTCAGGCACAGATTGGCTCTTTAGGCAGTAGCGCAGACCTTGAAAAGATAGCAGATAGAGTGATAGCCGCAATAGAGCGTAAAAAATCTATGCAGATAGATAAGCTTTTAAACATTGAACACGCAGGCTTTGAGGACCGGGCAGATATGCAGGCGTTAGGTGTAGAGGTAAGAAATATGCTAACTGCGGTGGGGAGGTGATGAGTTTATGGCCTTTCATGTAGACGAAAACGGAATCCTTCAACCTTTAGGCGTAACAGTCTTGCGGGGTGTAGAGTTTATAACCAACACAGTAGACTACAGCGAATCAGTACCGGGGCGTGATGGCGAATATGACTTCGGTTGCGATTTGGGTCCTAAGCTCATTAACATTCCCGTTGCTATTGATACTACACCCTCGACATGGGCAGACAAAGAAGCTGAGATAATGGGTTACTTGAATCCGAAGCTGGGTGAGCAACCGCTTACCTTCGCTAATCGTCCGGGGAAGGTTTACATGGCTCGCTATGCTGGCACGCTGGGTTTCAAGGATGATGGTCGTTATCACCGTGAATTTACCCTGCCCTTTAAGGTTTCTAAGAGTTATGGCATAGCATCAACACAAAGCTTGCTAGAAGGCTCAGGGACAGCAGTTAATAGCGGTAATGATGTTTGCCCCATTGTGGTTGAAATCGTTGGTCCCGTGACGAATCCTAGCGTGACAATAGGTGGTAAGGTTATGACCTACACGGGACAAGTAACCGCTAGTGACACATTAATAATTGATACTGAAAAGCTAACTTGTACCTTTAATGGTGCTAATGCTTTAGCTAACTACAACAAAAAGTTTCCTTGGTTGGCGGTTGGCGATAATGCCGTAACTGCCGCCAGTGCCGGAACGACAACTGTAAAGTGGACAAACAGATGGGTGTAAAGGAAGTGAGATAATTGCCTTATGCAATACCTGAATATATAGAAGTCAAGGCTACCGACGGAAGTACGGTGGCTTTTTTATCGCCTGAATCTGATGGCGTCGTAGCATGGATTGATGATGAGCAGAACGGCAGTTGCACGATTGAGATTGAGTTGCCAACAGCGAATGAGAAGTGGCAATACCTCACCGACAAGTACCGTATTTACGCTGACGGCAAAGAGTTTGTCATTCTCAATCCTGACGCGGTAGACAAGCAACGTGATGGCAAAAAGCTCAAAGGCAAAATCAAGGCTCACGAATCATGGGTGCTTTTAGGCAAGAAGTTTCCGACTATCTCAAACGACCCGCAGAATCCTAGTCCTCCCTGGGGCGCAGTAATTATCGTCTCTGGCGGTGCGGCTCATGGTGGCCTTGATGCTGGTTCTGCTGGTAGTGCCTTATCTTACCTTCTTAACGGCACAGGCTGGACAGTCGGCACGGTGGACGTGCCCGGCACTTATGACCTTGAAACCGAAAAGGAAAGTGTCTTATACAACATCAATCAAGTGCAGGAAAAATGGGGCGGCATCTTAATTTGGGATAGCGTGGACAAGACGGTATCTCTGCGTGATGAAGCTACCTATCAACCTTACACGGGCTATCAAATTCGCTATGCCAAAAACTTGAAAGGCATCTCGCGAGCTGATGACTACGACATAGTGACAAGGCTCTATCCTTTTGGTGAGAATGACCTTAATATTTCAGCGGTCAACGGTGGCTTGCTCTATCTCGACAACCAGAGCTATTCTACCGAAGTTTTAGAAGGCGTTTGGTACAATCAAGACATAGCGGACCAGACACAGCTTAAAACGCAAGCTGAGAAGCAACTGGCGGTAATGTGTAGACCTCGGCATAACTATAAGACTGAAGTGCTAGACCTACGCTCTTTACCCGGTTATGGACACGAAACCTTTAAGCGTAGCGATATGGTGGATTTACTTGATGAAGATTTTGGGGCTAACGCGAGAGTGCGAATTATCCGCTATCGGCACAATGTTTTTCAACCGTGGCTATGCGATATGGAATTAGGCGACCCGATAGAGAAGATTCAAGCAACGGTAGCGCAGACTGTCCTCATGGCGAAGTTTTATAAGAATGTGGTCGCACCTAACACGAGCTTTCAGAACTTGCTTAAGGCGATTATCAACACGGAAGCGACTGAGATTAACGGGGCTAGCGGCGATTATACGCTGGTTGACGGCGTTTCTACTTGGTTTGACCGTGATGATGTGACGGGTGAATTGACGGGCAAACTGCTTAGAATTACTCCACAAGGCTTGATAATATCCTATGATGGTGGACAGACTTGGAAATTGGCTATCTCAGGCGAAGGATTTCACGCTGATGCTGGTTGGGTAGGCAAATTGAACGCTGGCTTAATCACCGTCGGCCCCGACACCACCTTCGCCCCCGGCTACGACCCTAGTCAAATTGAGGGGGCATCCGCTGTTGGCATGGGCGTAGACGCAGACTG